TGTTGGTCACGTTCCAAACCAATCACCATGTCGGATAGCTGTGCGATAGATGCAGAACCTCGTAACTCTGCCAAGCTAATCTGACCGCCATCTTCATGTGCCTTGCCATTGGGTCTGCGTAGGTGAGACACTAGGAACAATCCTACACCTGTCTCCTGTACCAACTGTCGTAGCTTGGTCATTATGCTGTCAATAGCCTTGCGCTCATCACCTGTCTCTTGGTCGGACACCACGATGCTAAGATGGTCTAGGATAATCCACTTACAGTCCAGACCTTTAGCCATGTAGCGTACCCTTGACAACAGGTTGTCCTCGCAAGTAGAACCAAAGTGGTCAAACATAAAGACACGACCTGTCCCTAGAGTACGTTCCCAGTATCCTCTCTTATCTTCCCTTGAGGCATCTCTGCTTAGGTGTAGGGTCTTGTTAGCTTCAATGCTCATTATCCCTAGCGCAGTCTTGGGTATGTCCTCTTCAAGCGCAAGTATGCCAATGTTGTCATCAGTTGCACCTAGTAAATAGTGTTCCAACTCTCTGACCATCTGTGACTTACCCATGCCAGAACCACTGGTGATTGTGACCAGTTCCTTTTCTCTAAATCCATACGTCATATCATTGAGACACCCCCAAGGATACAGTATAGACTTGACCTCCTCCTGTGCCACGATGTAGTCCCATGTGTCTTTCCCTGCCACAATACCATCGGGCTGATACGTCTTAGCATTCCACCATTCCTTGATGAACCCTTGCACGTTACGTTCCTTGAGCATCTCCCCTGCATCTTTCATAGGCAACACTACGTTCTTTGCCTTGTTAGGGGTAAACAAATCAAGCACTGCTCTTGATGCTTCCTGCCCTGCCTTGTCGTTATCAAAACAGATAACCACGTTTTCAAATGTCTCAAGCCATTCCAAGTTTTGCTTGATGTCCTTGACTGCCCCCGATGCACCAGAGCGTATGGACACTACCGCCCATTTGTTGTCAAACATCTCTGATACTGCTAGGGCATCTGCTTCTCCCTCAACAACAGTCACATATTTACCGCCACTCTTGAACGCTTGCTGACCAAACAATCCCACGTTGTCAAACGTACCGCTTGCGTAGAATGATTTGTTATCAACTATGCGTGACTTAGTCCCTGTCTGTGTACCGCTGTCCTTATCGTAGTAGGGATAGTGGTGCTTTACAATTTGTCCCGATGCTCCGTACTCTACTGTGACACCGAACTGCTTGCACGTTGCCTCAGAGATACGCCTGTCGGGGATTGAAGCTACAACACCTGTCATCTCTAATCTCCTAGTTGATTGTGGTTTACTTTCAATGACCTCACCAGTAGGCTTCTCGTAATGGTTGCAGTCCACTGTGAAGCAGACTGCGTGACCATCGGAGTACCTAGCAAGATTGTTCCTAGAGCCACACGCAGGGCATGGCTCATGTCGGACAAAACGAGAGTCAGTCATTAAAAGTCACCGCCACCTTCGGAGGCTTCGGCTAGTTCTAAGACCTTCACTTTAGACAGATACGTTGACGTACCATGAACAGGGTGGGGCTTACCCTCTGCGTACTGAATGCGAACCTTAGAGCCTCTGGTTAGACGACCAGTAAACTCAGCACCATCAGCATCGTATATAGGTACTTCGTACTTAGTGCTAAACTTACGCTGTGGTGTACCTTCGTACTCTCTTAGCTTGACACCCTTATTGGCTAGAGTATCAGCATCAGCAGGTTCTAAAGACAGAACCAAAGAATACTTACCAGTTGATTGACCTTGATACATTTCGTGTTCGTCAAGATTAGCGAACGCTACGTTACCTTCTAATGTTGCCATAGTAATTTACCTTCTGTTAATTAAAAAAGATTACCTTTAGTATACCTTGGTATACTTTAGTATATAATTTAATATATATTCTTAAAGTATACCTTAGTATATATAGATATTATATCATGGATTTATCTTTAGTGCAACACCTCCTATAAAAAAAACCCCACCTAAGTGGGGCTGTTGGTTTATTTATCTTTAAGTATTGCCTCGAATAACTCGTTTAATGCCATGCGTGTAGGGGCATACTTTTTAGAGTAGTCGGGGTCTTGCTTGGAATAGTATATCTCCGCATCATTTACAAGACCATTGAGAGTAGACATTACCATACCTTTATCTTCTAAATCTACTTCTAAAAGTTGTTCATACAGTTTTAAATCAATTTTCATTTTGATTTTCCTCGTTTGGTTTTTTAAAGAACTAATGGGATTACCCCCATCGACAAAACCATTATAGTAAACTGGAACGAAGAAGTCAAACATAAAGTGTGACCAATTTAAAGTTTCTGGTCACGTTAATGTAAGTCCTCCTGTCTTAAAATGTCACCAGTGCCTAGCATAATATCTTCATCACTGTCAAATATCACCCAGTCATCTTCAATAGCTAAGTCGGAATGTTTGAGACAGGTATTGCATAAATCCAAGTGCAGACCTGTCACCCTGTCCTTTCTCTTTAGTTCTACCTCAGTTAGTATAACGTCACAGGCTTTACATCTACTCATCATCTACCTCCACATAGCAACGACCTACGTTAATGTTGATAAAGGGTAACAGGATAACCACACCCTCAAAGGGCATGGTTGTCCATGTACGCTCATCTGTTACTAGGTCAATCCTTTCCACCCACACTGGTCTACTGTCCACAAACTCTATGTCAAACCCTACACCATTCCGTAGTTCAATAGACCATAGCATACCAAATATACTAATTGTTGTTCTCATTTTCTACCCCCAAATTGTCTTTCTAAATCACGCAAATGTTTTTGAAACATACGCTCTTTATCAGCTTCTCTCTCAGCTTCCATCTCTTGTTGCCACTTGACAAACGCAATACGCACCTGTGCTTCCTCGGGCGATATTGGTGGGTACAGGTGAGCATCTTCCCAATTCTCTGGGTCATCTTCTGGCTCAGTTCTATAGTCATCTTTATAGTATCCCTTACCTTCACAGTAGTCGCTATAATCATAGCTAGGGTCATCAGTTATTCTACACAGCATAATTACTCGCTCCACTCTGGGTCTCGATTAATCCATAGTTGTGACCATATCCCAGATAATAGTCATCGGATTGGTTGTCAAGCGCAGGGTATCCATGCACACAATCAAACTCCCCGCGCTCATAGTCGTTCAAATCATCAAAGCCATAATATAACTCATTCATCGTTTATACTCCTAGATAGTTGGTATAAAAATGTATCCTAACATAAAAATACTACCAAGTACAACACCTTGTATAAATTCTTTTAAATCATTTCTCATCATATAGTCACCTTTACCAGTTATGTACTACACCCGCCATAATAAAAAAACAGGTTATAAAATTAACTCCGATTATAACAGTCCTCACTACTGCAATCAAGTCAGCCTCTCGGTTACTCACACCAGACTTCTCACCCAGTGCTTTAGCCCATATACGCCATAGCCTACGCATCATTACACCCCTAATTGAAAGATTAACACTATTGCCCAATACCATGCACTTGCGAAAATAACACCGCCCAATGCCATTATTGAGTAACCCATAACATTAACTAAAACATTGTCAATTTTGTCGCGCATCTTGGCGCGTCTTACTTTTCTCTTATATGCACTATTCATTCTAAAACCTCTCTAATTACGTTCTAAGACACTTTACACTTACCCAATAGGGTAGCACCAATAAACACTAGAAAACGCCTTAGAATCCATTTAAAGGCGTTTTGTGATGCTTACTATTTAATATAGCTAGTACCCTTATAATTTGTCAGCGTATATAACCCATCTTGTTGTCGGTCATAGTATATATGGCTATATTTAAACTGCTTATATTCTCTATACTGCTCTACTATTGAGTTAATACGTCTGACGCTGTTACCAGTAACATTAAAGCATTGTACTACTGGCGATTGTCTATTTTCTTTAAATTCTACTATTGCTTGCATAATTAAATCACCTCTATTGTTTGAATTAAATTACTTTTAAAATTTTCTTTCCTAGCACCATGCACTACAATCGCGATGTTTTTTGTCTGCCCATCGCACAACCCACACTGGATACAGGTTAAACCCTTACTATCAGCTAGGCACTCAATTTCGCTATCGTATAGGCTATCATTCGCCATAGCTACTCTAAAAGTTTTAGCACCCATAGCTTGATACTTTAACGCTTGTTTGGGTGTATCCGCAGATATTTGGCAAATATCCATATAGCGTTTATCGAAGTTTTTATGCTCTATTTGGTGAGTATAACCAGTATGCCCTGCACCCAAATTAACAAGCATGGCATTAACTTCAAAGGGCACTGCACTAGGGTCGCCATACGCGCCTAGTCTTATATACCTATGGGCTAAGTATTGCCCATGCTTAGTCATATCAAATTGCGGATAAATACCGCGCTTATAGCCGTCATATACTGCCCTTGGTGCGTGCCCTAGATTTACATAGCACGCGCCATTTACTGAGTGTTTATGCGGACAATTGCCACAGATTGCGCCATCTTTTTTTGCTTTGCTTGCTTCAATGGGTGATAAATCGGTGCGGATAATCCACGTTTGCACCATTGCCCCTATCTTTTTGTTGCTGGTCTCTAGCGTAGCAATACAGACAATAGGCGACCCATCAAGTACAGAGTCGCCTTCCCATAATATAAACCCGCGCACAGCAGTCTGCGGTGGTTTGGTTTTTCGTTTGCTAAAACTATGCATCATTAAACCTCCTTATTTTCGTAGACAACTACAGTATATTTATTATCAGCGTAAATGCGTGCCATACCTACAGCGGTGGCGTAGTCTGGCGCATAGAATTTAACTACCTGTTTTTTCTTTGTTACTTGAATAACATAATTAAACATAATTATCAGCCTATTTGTTGTTTAGTTTAAGACTATCAACCTTAGCAGATTGACACTATTAAATCAAACTTAGGGCAATCCCTTGCCCTGTATTGTCGATTTTAAGCTACTTCCGCAATATCTACCCCTTGCTCTAGCGCGTGTTCTATGATGTATTCTACCGCCTTTTTAGCGTGTTTTGATGCGGTGTATATATGTTTAGGGTCACTCTTTAAAACTTTGAGCCATGATGCGATATAGCTATCATGCTGCAAGCCATCATAGGGTAAACCTAGTATTGACCCTAGCATAGCCGAACCTAGCTCAGCTATCAGCTCCTCAAACGCATAGCCAGTGTCACCCTTGCTTAATGCTTTGAGCCTATCTAAACGCGATTTATGACCAGTCCAATGGGTTAATTCGTGTAGCAGTGTTGCATCATGGTTAGCCCTATCTTTGAAGGATTCAGCTACTGGCATTTTGACAATATCGTATTGAGGGATAAAACAGGCGCGGTCACCACCATACTGTAAGTCTACCCCTAGTGCATCAGCGATAGCGTTAGCACCACCCTCAGGCACTGTAGGAATAACAGGCTCCTTAATTCCTGTTACGTTTTTGGTTTGCTCAATATTAAACACTGTATAAACTTTAAGCATAGGGAATACTGACTCATTACCCTGTTTATCTTCTTTACGCATCATTTTAAAATAGGTTATCTGCGTACCGCGCTCACCCTTTCGAACATTACCACCCTTTGCTTTAGCCTGTTTATAGGTCAGCCATTGTGGGCTTGCGTACTCACTGGTAGACAATAACAGCCAGTTAAAACCAGTGTATATATGCCCTGTAACAGCGTTATGGGGCGCGTCACCAGTAGCTATATTACCCCATGGTTTACGCCAATTATCAGCGTGTTCTAGGTTAGCCACGATTTGGTCTGTTACCTGTTTAAAAATATCGTTATATTTAGTCACGTTTAATACCTCATATTTAGTTAATTATGGAAGCGCATCCTTGCGCCATAGGGTTTAGTGTATTACTTCTTTTTAACTTCTATCCTAGCCCTAGTCAGTCTGTCCCTTATATAGTCTTGAAACTCTGGAAACAGTCTTATCAGTGTATCTTCAATGGCGTTAAAAGTGTTAATGCAGACATTTGCATAATTATTAAAATCCCTAATATCTTTCTTTGTTTCAGACCTTTCAGCTACTTTTTTATACAAATAATACCTTTCAGCCTCTCTTTTATAGTCTTCTAAGTTAGCTGATATTGCGTTATCTACTAATGTTTGAATGTTAATCATGGGTAAATCCTCATTGTAAGTTATGTACTTATATATATAGACACTATCAGCGCAAATAGTTCACTTTTTTTTATGATTAATTTGCATATAAACAGCAATTTATATAATTAAATATCATATAGCTTATAGCTAGTATATAACCCAAATAAAAAACCTATATAAAACAATACTTTACAGAGAATAAACAGCGATTAGCGCGATTAACCACTGATGAATACTAGGGCATAGGGTACAGCTAAACGCGCTCAAATCGCCTTTAAAATGCCCAGAATGAATATATGTCATAAGGTTATATTGTCAGTCTGTTTTTATTACCAAATGTTATTGGATATTATTGTCAATCTATGGTTAGCGATTGTTAGCCATAGGCAATAATCATGCCAACATTAGTACAGGCAAAAAGCGTGCCAAAGGTATCCTCTAGCATACTCACACTTTATCCTCAAGTTTTACCTGTGACCGCCATTGGATTAATAGTCACGCGCCTTGAGTCTGCCTGTGGATTAATCTGTTAATAACCTGTGGATAACTTTTGGCATGATTCTTGCAGTGTGGATAACCTGTGGATAACTTTTGGAGGGGCGGGGGGCTCTGACGAATCTGGAGATTGTTACTGTACCCTCTGGCATACAAAAAAGACTAAATTTGAAAAAAAAGGTATCATTATGTTTATACCTCTAAGTTGTTGTTTTACTTATGTATTCCAAGGGCGGGACTATTGTTGACAATACCTATTAAAAAGGTAACATAGATAGTTATTATTTATTGAACTAAATACCCAAGGGCGGGTCTAAAGTTTATAAAGAAAGTTCTTGACTTTTGCTTAAAAATATGCTATAATATAAAGCATAGTAAAGAGATAATTTAACAAGCCTTAAGTATACTTAAGTAGTCTTAGTTATTATACTTTAATGATTATACTTTAAAGTTAAATACTAAACGTTAGCCTAAGGATACTTAAGATAACTTAAGGAGAGTCCAATGGATAGCGAAACGAATACTCCTCCGAAAAGGAGAGGTCGCCCACCAAAGTCTGAGGTGGTGTCAAGAAAGAAGGGAGCGACTGGTCTATCCAGAGGTCGCCCCAAAGGTGATGCCGCTATTATCAATGAATACAAAAGCAGGATGCTAACGTCACCTAAGTCTAGGAAGGTGTTAGAGTCAATCTTTGATGCGGCACTTAATGACGACCATAAACATCAAGCCGCGGCATGGAAGCTAATAGTTGACCGCATTGTCCCTGTAGGGGCGTTTGAGAAAGATGTTGTCAAAGGCGCAGGGAAGTCAGCCATACAAATTAATATTACTGGTGTCGGTGGTGATACTACAGTAATATCCAATGAAGACGAAGAAGTTTTAGACGGAGAAATCATAGATGGCT